CGATGGAATCTTGTTATGAAATACGAGCAAGGAACAGAAGGGCAAGCTGACTATTACACTAATGAAAGAAGAATAGGGCTTGATGCTGTTGAAAAAATAGGTGACGTAACTACTAATCACTTTACTCCAAAAGCAGAAGGCGAGTGGACTAAAAGCGAACTGGAGGCACTTTGCCCAACAGCCAAGTGGGATGAGGTGTTTGAAAGTCAATACGACTCTGTAATTACTAATCCCCCTAAAGAGCCTGTACCTAATAACGACTTTGTGATACCTAGCTAATGGAGCAACACTTTACGCTGCATTCTTTGCCAGCGGTATTTATGCTGGAAGCACAACTATCTGAAAGCATGGTAGGTACGCTTAACGATTACTTAGATAAGTTAATGGTAGATCAAGAACGCAAGAGCCATGCGGGCACATTAGTAGGGCAGATAGCCCACGGACAACAGCTTACGATGGATCATCATTGTGAAGAGTTAAAAGACTTTAACTGGACGATTCAGGGCTTGGCAATGGATTACGTCAAGCAGTTCTGCGCTCACTCTGGTAACCCACTAAAAGGTAAAAGAGAGGTTCTTACAGACGAGTTGTGGTCGGTGCATAGTTATCAGGGAGATTACAACCCAATGCACGATCATGGCACTAAAACCATTATGGGCGTTTCCTGTACTACATGGACAAAAGTACCCCAACAAATCCTAGATCAGCCCACAGCGGGAAGTCCTGAGTATAGCCTGTATAACTCTAGTGGAAATGCAGATGGTTGCCTCGCGTTTAGTTATGGCCGTAATAGTTTATTAGATACAGAGCGTTTAGCTCCCCCACAAAGTTTTGTCATTAAGCCAGAGGTCGGGAAGTTCTTAATGTTCCCTAGCTGGTTGACACATATGGTTTACCCTTTCGAGGGTGAAGGCGAACGGCGTACTGTCGCTGCAAATTTAAATGTTTGGAAGGTAGAGGAAGATGGAACAAGACACTAAAGCAGAAGCTGTAGAAGAAACCGAGGTTGCTCAACTTCCTCCTAATCCTGAGATGTTAAACACCAGGATGGACGAGCTTAGAGAACAGATTGCTCAAATAACCCAGATTATTAATTCTAATCAAAAACAACTTGATACACACATGGCAGCATTTAACTGGTATGCGCAACAACTAGAAACGGTTACTCCGGAGCAAAAATAATGGATTTTGTTCTTAATATAATATCTGTAGTAACGGGTATTGTTTGTGCGGCATCGATTATATGCAGCCTGACTCCTACCCCGAAAGACGATGCCTTGATTGGGCGGCTATATAAGATCGTTGAGATCGCAGCGTTAAACATTGGTAAGGCAAAGGAAGGAGCTACAGCCAACCCAATCAAATTTGTAAAGAGGTCAGACTAATGGCTGCTAGAAAAGCCCAATCTAAAGTTTCGGAATCTCAACAGACCTTGAATGAATTAAAAACGCATCAAAAAGAATGCACTTTAAGATACGAAAGGATAGAAGAAAGACTGAATGAAGGTTCTGAAAAGTTTAAAAAACTAGAAATGATGATTTGGGGAATGTATCCATTTATAGTCGCTACCATAGTTGTAGCTAAACTTCTATGACAAATGAAAGGCACCATACTAGCCTTTATGCTAATTACGGTTATTGAAGGAAACGTAACTCAAGGCTCAGAGCAAATGTTGTTTAGAGATATACATCGCTGTCAACAGTTCGCTTATTGGATAGAACATAATTGCAGAGATGTTCGTTGTAGAGGCGGTATTAAACAACACAACATAACGGCTTACTGCAAACCTGTAATGGCTGGAGCAAACCAAAAATTTTGGGACTAGATATGGACCAGAAAAAACTACAAAAAAACTCTGTCTGGGAAAAATATGACATAGATAACGATGGGACTGTTACTGACGAAGAGCTAGAGCGTGCTACGCAAATGCTTGAGCTAGATCTAAGAGAAGAGAAACAAGATTCTCAAAGAAGAATAGCATGGGTAGCGATGTCTTCTATGGTGCTATATTCTCTATTACCTTTAATGCCTTTTGTCCCAGAAGATAGACTATCTACTCTTTCAGCTTTATCTGATATGTTATTTCTTTCTCAAGCTTCAATAATAGGTTTGTATTTCGGAGCTACCGCTTACATGGCGAAGAAATAAAATGGGATTTAAACTTAGCATAGGATTAGGACTCGCTTTAGTGATTTTGTCAGGCGCATTTAAACTGTACTACGATAAATCGCAAGCGGAACTTGAATCTTTTCACATACAGCTAGAACGTGCTTTGCAAAACGAAAAGATCCTGGAAGGAACAATACAACAACAAAATGAAAACTTAAAACAGACAGTTGAAAGACACGAGCTAATGCTTGCAAGAGTAGATACGTTAACTGAAGAAAATCAAAAAGCACAGGAAGAGGTTAACAGTATTAGAGAGAAGTTTGCTAAACATGACCTCACTGTTCTGTCGCTCAAAAAACCTAAGTTGATTGAAAAAATCATCAATAAAGGAACTAAGGATGTGTTAAATGAGTTGGAAAGTATTACTACTGTGTCTAATTCTTAACGGTTGTTCAGTACTTGACCGTAAACCGTCTTTACCCGAAACTAAACAAGTAGAGGTGGTTACGGTTGTAGAGCCTGCACCGCAGTACCACCCCCCGCTTCCCAATAAAGTTAATACGCTTCCTGTTGAATGGACTGTTTTAACCCCTGCAACAATGGAAGAGTATTTAATTGATTTACACGAAGGGAATGCTCCTACTAACGCATTTTACGGGCTTTCTACAAAAGGATATGAAAACCTTTCGCACAACATGGCTGAAATTAAGAGATACATTAGACAGGTTTTATCTATAATTGACTATTACAAAGAATCCGATAACAAGGAGGAAGTCAGTGAACGAATTGATTGAAATGCTAAGAAGACACGAAGGCGTCCGAGATAAAGTTTATTTGTGTAGCGCAGGCTACGAAACGATAGGTGTAGGTCGTAATATAAGTGAAGATGGGCTAGGACTTTCTGAGGATGAAATTAATTTTCTTCTAAACAATGATATTAAAAGAGTTCGAGAAGAACTTACAGAAGAATACTACTGGTTTGCAGGTTTAAATGACGCTAGGCAGGACGCCATGATAGACCTTAGTTTTAATCTTGGTCAAACAAGACTGAGGGGTTTTGTAAAGGCTTTAGAAGCAATGTCTCGTGAAGAATTTGAAAACGCTGCTGATGAGTTTATGGACAGCAGATGGAGCGAACAGGTTGGAGATCGTGCTGTAGAAGTTACAGAAATTATACGAACAGGAGAGTACCAGTAATGCCTCTTCAGAAGTTTATTTTTAATCCTGGAATAAATAAAGAAGGAACAGCCTACACCGCTGAGAACGGATGGTTTGACGGTAATTTAGTTCGGTTTAGAAAAGGATTTCCAGAAAAGATAGGCGGCTGGGCTAAAAACTCTCTTAATGCGTATAAGGGAACAGGACGTAAACTTCACGCTTGGGTTAATCTTCAAGGTACAAGATTTTTAGGTATTGGAACTCGTTTAAAACTTTATATTCAACAAGGCGATGAGTTTAATGATATAACCCCTCTCCGTTTAACTACGAGTGCGGGAGATGTTATTTTTTCAGCCAGTAATGGTTCTTCTACTATTACAGCAACAGATACGAACCACGGAGCAGTAGCAGGGGATTTCGTTACCTTTAGTGGAGCCGCTACTTTAGGAGGTTTAGTTACAGCGGCTGTTCTTAATCAAGAGTATGAAATAGCTACTGTAACCAGTGCTAACGCATATACGTTTACTGCGAAAGATACTTCAGGAGCCACGGTTACTGCTAACGCCAGCGACAGTGGCAACGGAGGTAGCAGCGTGGTTGGAGCTTATCAAATCAATATTGGACTAGATACTTTCGTGTCTGGTTCTGGTTGGGGTTCTGGTACGTGGGGTAGCGGTACGTTTGGATCAGTTAGTGCGTTAAGTGCTTCTAGCCAGTTACGGTTATGGTCTATTGATAACTTTGGTGAAGATATGGTTTCTTGCGTAAGAGCAGGAGGTATTTTTCTCTGGGATAATTCAGATACCGTTTCAGTTAGAGCAAAAGCCTTAGAAGATGTATCAAACGCTAATCTTCCTCCCACATTAGGTCTTCAGGTTTTAGTTTCTGCGGTAGACCGTCATGTGTTAGTACTTGGCTCTGACCCAATCTCAGGCCCAACTCGTTCCAATGTTCTTGATCCGTTGTTAATCAGCTGGTGTGATCAAGAAAATATTTTAGAGTGGGAGCCAAAAAGTACGAATACTGCAGGAAACTTACGGCTTTCTTCAGGGTCACAAATCATAGGTGGGTTACGAGCTAGACAAGAAACGCTAATCTGGACAGATACCGCACTATATAGTTTACAGTTTATAGGTGCACCGCTCACTTTTGGCGTTAACCTAGTTAACGAAGGTGTGGGGTTAATTGGCCCGAATGCAGCAGTCAACTCACCTTCAGGTGTTTTCTGGATGGATCGTAAAGGGTTCTACGTTTATAACGGATCTGTTCAACCTGTAGAGTGTAGTGTACATAGTTATGTGTTTGACGATATTAATGAATCTCAGAACTTCCAGTTTTTTGGGCTTCTTAATCGTCAATTTAATGAAGTAGGTTGGTTTTATAATTCTAGCGATTCCGACTTACCTGATAGATATGTAACGTACAACTACGTTGATAAAGTGTGGGCTATTGGTAAATTAGCTCGTACCGCGTGGCTTGATGAAGGAGTTGAGAATAATCCTAGGGCAGCAGGAGAAGCAAGCAGCAGTTATTATATTTATGACCACGAATCTGGGAATGATGCAGACGGTTCTCCTATGACTGACGTTTATATAGAATCTGCTGATTTCGATATCGGAGAAGGCGAAAACTTCCAGTTTGTTCGTCGCATGATTCCAGACGTAAATTTCACGGGAACAGGGGGTTCTGGACAACAAATTAACACTGTATTGAAAACTCGTAATTATCCTGGAGATTCTTTAGCTACGGATAGTACAACAGCGTTTACAGCGACCACTACTAAAATAGATATGCGAGCACGTGCAAGACAAGCCGTAGTCCGTTTTGAATCAGACGATGATGCGTCTGAGGGAATACAACTAGGGGTAGGTTTTAGGATTGGCGGCACTCGTTTAGATATTCGTCCTAATGGAAGAAGATGACTAAACTTTTACAGGGAAGATTACCTATTGAGCTAGAGCCTACGGTTCGTAATGAGACGTTCAATAGAGCTGTTAGAGTTTTAGAATTAAGTTTAGATAGGGTCGATCCAGATAAAACTCCTGTCTTTACAAGTGACGAAAGAGACGAGTTGAAATTCGAAGCTGGGAGTATTATTTGGAATACAACTGAAAGTGTTCTTCAGGTATATTTGGGAGATTCGTGGCAGAATATCTCCACGCCCACTACCTCTGGACTCAGTGCTACAGCTAATCTAGGGGAAATACAGGTGATTGCAAGCGGATCAATAGTTGTAGAGGTTGGGTAATTTATGACGAGTATATTTAGCGACGAACAACGAGCATCCTTAATGGATTCGATGACTAATCCTGAATCTAACGCTCGTAAGATGATTGAGCAAAATGCCGAGATAGGCATCTCTCCTGACGTAACTACTGAAATACTTAATAAATACGCTACTTACGGAGCCAATACTGGTATTGGAAATATTGGTGGCGGTAAACTTGTTGATGCTTTAAATGAACATTACCGTAATCAAGTAGACGCTCCTCTGCAACAAGATCCTCCTGAAATGTTTCTGGGCGGTCTTTTAGAAGGAATTAGAAGTGCTGGAGCTAATGTAGGAACGTATCTAAAAGATGTGTTTACCCAAGGCGGGGAAGCTACAGGTGAGTTAGTAAAAGAAGCACCAGAAGCAATTAATAGTCCTCCTGGTGGTGTAGAAGGAGGTGCAGTAGACGCAGCTGTTCAAGCAGCAGAGACAGCTACAGACACACCTGTTTCGACTGATGAAAAAACTCGAATGCAACGATTTAAAGATTACATGGAAGAAAATCCTATACTTGCTAGGGAACTAATTAATACGGGAGGCACTATAGCTGGGGTTTTAGCTAAAGCTGCTATAGGGGAAGATGACACCCCCGCTTCAATTCGTGCTCCACGTCCTAGATTTCGACCAGGAAAAGTTCGTACTCAGCGAATAGGTATGGAAGAAGGGGGTTCTGTAGAAAGTGAAAACATTTATCAAAATGATCCAGTTTATCAAACATTATCTCTTTTAGGGTTAAGTGACGAAGCTATAGATAAATTTATTAAAACTACGGGAGACATTCCTGAAAGCGTAGTGGACGCTTCTATTTATATTGGACAAAAATTAAGAGACGCTGGAATATTAGAAGAACCACGAGCAAAGAAAAAAGAAGATGGCGGTACAGTCCTTAACCGTAAAATGTTTCTAGGAGGCGGTGAAGTTGATGGTCCTGGAGGCGAGAAAGAAGATTTAGTTCCGATTTGGGCTAGTCCTAACGAGTACGTTGTTTCCGCTAAAGGCGTGAGACGAATGGGTGGCGGCGACCTTCAACAAGGAATCGCAGCTCTTGATAGAATAAATTTTGGTGATGAACGATATGGCTGAGAATCAAACTGCATATAGTTATCAGGCTCCTGACCAATATATTTACAACCTCTTAACAGGGGGTGGTAATCGTTTTGGTCTACTTCCAGGAGTAGAACAGTATTACGCAAGTCAGTTCCAAAACTTAGGAGCTGCCGATAGCAGTCCATTTACTTATACAGGTGAACGCATTGCAGGTTTCTCTCCTAGAGAAGAACTTGCAATGCAGCTTAGTGATCAAGGTCTTGGAGCGTATCAACCTTATTTTAATCGTGCTGCAGGTCTAAGTGAAGAAGCCCTTGCTACGTTATCAGGAGGAACCTCTGAAGCAAAAGCACAACTTTTACGTTCTCTACAACAAGGAGAAGATTACACTCGCACAGGATTAGATAGAGCCGTAGGTGCAGAAGGCGAGTTTCGTGGTCAGTTATCTGAGGCTGAACGTCTAGCTAGAGAAGGCCAGACTATGTCTGACCCGTATTTAACAGAAGGTATCGCAGGAATTAGATCAGGCCGAGCTGATGAATTAGCAGGATTAACTGAGGCAGCTCAAATAGGACGAGGTGCAGTTACTGCCCAAGACCCGTATATACAAGAAGCGTTACAACAAACACGGGCCAGCACGGCAGGGTTCGATCCTTCTTCAATAAGTCAATATATGGATCCTTATGAGGATCAAGTAGTTCAGCAAGCGATGAAAGATATTCGTGAATCGCAAGCTAAAAGCGATATTGGACGACGAGCTGGAGAAGTAGGACAAGGAGCTTTCGGAGGCGCAAGATCACGACTTACACAAGAAGAATCCGATCGTGTAACGGGTCGTGGATTGATGGATGCTGTAGCAGGAATCAGGAGTCGTGGTTTTGAAGGCTCACGATCAGCGGCTATGGGTGAGTTTGGAAGACAACGTGGAGCTGAGGCAGCTGCTGCTGGGGCTACTGCAGGGTTAGGTGCTCAAGTAGGAGGAGCAAGAACAGGGTTAGCTTCTTTACTTTCTGGTGTAGCAGGCCAACGTGGAGCTGCTAGACGTGGAGCTGCTGGTGAAATTGCTGGACTAGGTTCACAAAGAGGAGCAGGATTAGAACGACTAGCTTCGACCGTTGCTGGTTTTGGGCAACAAGGATACGGAGCAGGAATGGGCACTTCGGGTGCGCTTACGTCAGGAGGGCAACAGCTCTACGGCATGGGGACTGGGGCTTCTTCTGCGTTAAGTGGACTTGCAGGACAACTTGCTGGAGGGCAACAAACTGGGGCATCAGCAATGCAGGGCTATGCCGCACAGCTTCCTGGATTAATGCAGGGAGACGTGTCTAATATGATGAACGTAGGCGCAATGAACCGAGCTAGAAATCAAGCTCAGATGGATCTTAATTATCAGAATTTTGTAGGGCAGTATAATTTACCGCAACAGCTTATGTCTGGTTACGCAAATTTCTTAACTGGTGCAGGGCCGCTGGCTGGTGGAACAGGATACTCAGGAACTACACAACAAAGTCCATACGGTACGACTGCAGGCACAGCAGGATCATTTAACCCTTATGCGACTATGGGAGGATATTTCGGTGGTGGAGGTTCAGTAGAGAAAGGTGGTAAGCCGATTCCTGAAGGAAATAAAGGACTCGCGGCTCTTTCTAAGAAAGCCCCTGATGTAGTACGAAAGATGGGATTTAGCCCAGCCAAAGCAATGCATGGAGGAATCGCGTCTCGTTTTCCAATGACTTCTCGTAAAATGAGGACTGGCTAGTGGCTACGAATTTCGGTTTTAATATCGGCGGGGGAGGACTCGCGGATCTTGTTCAGACGCCTAAAGTAACGCCCGTAAGAGGGATGCAGTTCGCTCCTACCCCAGCACTCCGCACTACCCCGCAAAAAGAGCCTAAGAAAGCGTTACAGGGAGCCTTATTAGGTGCTATTTCCCCGTTACTCGGGGAAGCTGCAGTAAAAGGATTAGGAAGTCTTCCTGGATTAGAAAATCTTCTGTATCAAAAAGATCAAAAAACTCTTGAAGAGTTAGGAGTTAAAAAGCCTACACTAGGACTAGAAGAGTCTAAAGCAGGAGTAGATCCTTTTTTAGAGGAAGCCAAAAGACGAAGAGAGTTGGTTGATTCAGCACTTCCAGCAGGAGATGTTCCCAGACAAAAAACTCTGTTAGGCAAAGCCTTAACCGAAGCTCTTACTTATGCTCCTGCTGCATTTTTAGACGATGAAGGAGAAGGTGGAGTTGCTGAATTTATTTCTACAGCGGGTGCGGGTAGAAAAGTTAGAGGAGCTTTAGACGAAGCTCGATTAGAAGCCTATCTTGATCGTCAAACTGAACGTGGTAAAAAACTTGCCGATATAGGTGATTTTGACCGTAAAGTTAGTTATAGCGCAGAGCTTATGAAAGATGGATCGTTTTCCCCTGTAAAACGAACTGTTTTAATTTCTCCTGATAAAACCACTCGCTATGTTCTTAGTGCGGGCAACCCGCAAGTTGATTTCATATTAGATTCTAACGGTAAACGAACACCTGTTCCTAAAGGTCAATACTTTGTTCGTGAGTCGTTAACCTTAGACGATAACGATCCTGGAAAACCAAAAGATGTAAAACTTTACAACACGACTAATGGAGATATTGCTTACGGAACTGTACAGTTTATGCAAACTCCTCAAGGCCGTGATTCACGAGTAATGTTATTAGACCCTCGTAACCGCGATGGTAAAAGAAAAAAACGATCTGCGGCTTCTTTGGCTAGTGACTATAACGATAACTGGGTTCCCTATGATCAAGAACTAGCTGATCTAGACTCACGTGAAAAAGGCGATCCACAACTTGTAAAAAGATTCGATGGTCGTAGAGACCGAGAAATAGCTACTATGGAAGTAGCGAACATTGCAGCTGATCTCCTACCTATCACTATACAGGGTGAAACAAACCCAGAGTTATTAGCAGACGCTGGTGCGATTGCAGGAACACTGGATACGGTTGGTAAAAACATCAATGCGCTATATAACCTGTTTGAACGAAGCGGTAAGTCAGTAGGCGATATTATTTATGACCAAGCAGGCAGTGCGCAAGCAGCAGTAAGTATGAATAAGTTATTGATCGCTAGTAACGATTATAACACAGTAATGACTAGTTCTTCAGCAAGCGCACAAGATAAAGCAGCTGCTAGAGCTACACTTACTACAGCATTAAAAGAAGTGCAGACAAATTCAATAGACCAAGGCTATAGTAACGATTTCACTTCTTTAGATTTAGAAAGCGATGAGTTTCAAAGTATTCTTGAAGACCGAGGAATGTTAGCGGCAGGACAATTACGACTAGCCTATGCTGCTGCTGCTGCAGATGGCCAAACAGGTACATCCCTTTCAGATAAGGACGTTGCAAACTTCCTAGAGCAAGTAGGTTTTGGTCAACAAAATGCTAGAGCAGTAGGAAAGAAAATCGCCAACTTTGTAAAAGGACGCTTTCAAACATTCGATTCAGGGGAGTTTAGAAAACTTTCTAACAACGCTCGAGTTCATGATGAAATAGGTATTAGAGAAACGAATAATGAACTAATAGGGACTTTTGGCGTCGATGCTGCAGACCTCAATACGTTAAGCGATCCTCAGAAAACTGCAGAAGAAAAACGAGCAGCGGCAGATAGAGTACAGCAAAGAATCTCGATGGTAAGTCGAGGTGGAGCTTACCCCGATTTTACTTACGATGAAAAAAATCAACGATATCGCTATGTTCCTATATTAGAGCGACTAGGGGAATATGAGCAGTTGTACAATAAATACCTGCGAAGTGAAATAACTGGGCCGAAAGGCAAGAAATACAATGGCTTTTTCGAATATTACGGTATCAGTGAAGACGATATAAATCTTGAAGGACCAGGAGAAATTCCTACAGGCAGAGGAAGGTTAACTCGTCCTACTAATCGCAGACCATTGAGAATTAGACCATAACTATGGCAACCCAATCTAATATAGAACTGTTAGATGAGTACCTACAAACTCCTGATTTTTATAAATGGAGTGAAGAGGTTACTAATTCTCTAGCAGGGGATTCAGACTATACTTATGGCGAGATTCTAAGTAATGATCCTTTGCGCCTTAATAGTTTTTTACAATCCGAGTATTTATTAGAACGGGCTGAAGCAGGGGATCAAAGAGCTTTAGAACTAGTAGACGATACAGATAAAGAAATCGCTAACGCGATGAATCAATATCTAATGTTGTACGCTCCTAGTGAGGTCAATGTTCCTCCTTCTATTGACCCTGTTGATCCACAACCGCGACGACCAATAATTCCGATTCCTGTACTTTCGGGGTTGTCAAGAATTCCTGTTGTAGAAGATGTAACAGAGTATTCAGGGATTACAGAGTCTTTGATGAATCAAGAAGATCGTCAGGAATTAATTGACGCACAGGTTAATCCTGATCGTATTTTCGAAGGAGACAGCTCTTTCTATCAAAAGTGGTTAAGAGGTTCAGACCCTATTGATGCAGATTCTCCTTGGAGAGTAAAAGCGTCTTTCTTTCCTGTTAATATGACTCCTTTCGAAGCTGAAAAACTCTTACGAAACGAGTATCCGGATGCAGAATTAAGATACATTAACCCTAACGACAAGAGTATGGGTCTCGCGATTCGTGTTCCTAGAAAAGATGGAGCTGAAGGAGAACAGGGGGAATGGGTAGCTCTGAGACCTCAGTTCGGTTACGAAATGCTTACCGAAGAAACACTGACCATGCTAGGTCAAGAGATAACACCTATTCTTGTTGAGATGGGGTTGTACGGAGGCTATAGAAAACTTATAAAGGATAGTGTTAAAGAAGCCGGTGAGCTGCTAAGAAAAGAGTCTACTGTTGGCGGTAAGATAAAGAAAGGCGCAGCTACCGCAACCATTGCTGGGGTGTCTGCAGGAATGGGGCGATTCCTTCAGCTTGCTTACGGTAATACTTTGTTCAGAGATGAGGAACAAGCAAATGCGATTCTTGCTCAAATTGAAAAAATAGAAGCTGATACTTCTTTAGAAGAAGCTGAACGAGAAGCCGCAGTAAGTGAGAAACAAAAAGAACTTCTGAGTTTAAACAATATTTCAATAGAACGAGCTTTTGAAGATGCTGGATTAGCTGCGGCACTGGCTGGGGCAGGCACTGCTATAGTAGGAGGTGTTTTAGGTGCGCTTTCTACAGGTTGGAAAGCAGTTACAGGTTCAAATATTCCTAATGAAATACTAGCAAGACTACAAGCTAAAATCTCAACGAAAGGCAAAACCCCTGAGTTTTCTTCAGGAGAGTTAGCTGAAAGAACTAAGAAAGCTGCAATAGCTGTGGCTGACGAAGCAGGAACATTTTATAGACCTCCTGCAGGAGAACTTACTCAAGATGATTTCTTTAAAGCATTAGAACTAGAACTTTTTGCTCAACTGTCTCCTACTGCTAAAGGTCGAGAAGTATACCAATCAATACTTAATAACAATGAAAAAGCTTCAGAGAATTTCTGGCAAGAATTAACAGAAAACGCTCCTGAACTTGAGGGTATTTCTTATAATGATTTTAGAGACTACCTCGGTAGACAACAAGAAGAATATGCTGAAAGAGCTGCTGAAGCGTCTAGACTTCGTCAACGAGAAATAGAAGAACAAACCGATTTAGAAACAGTATTGCCTGACCAAGATCCTGAAGCGATGCTTACTGTCGATGAACTAGGGTCAACTTTTACAAGAGACGTAGAGTCAGGTGGACTGGTCTATAAAAGAAACAGTCCTGAGTTTTTATATCAATACGATGAGCAGTATCAAACAGCTAAAGATGCAGTAAACGCTGAGGTTAGTAATTTAGCGGATTTAAAATACGACAAAAAACTAGACTCTACCGCTTTGATTCGTAAGGAATTTACGGAAGCTCTAGGGGGTGGTGAGAGCAAAGATAAAATAATGCGTACATTAGGAGAAGTTGAAGCTTCTGATGTTATAAAAAGCATGATTCCCATGAGAGACGGAGTAAGTATTCTTAAACAGCTTATGGGAGTTGGAGTAGACGAAAAAGGTCAATTCTTAAAACAAGCTGATCTTACTTTCGGGCAGTTGAACGGTATGTATCACGCTTTGAACAACCTGTTTATGACTAGTTCTGACCGAGAGGTTAGACAAATCGCTACGGGTCTTAGAGACGCTGTCGAAGCGCAAATGGATGATTTGATTACATTTCAAGCGCGAAAAGAACTATCTGCTGGGGGTATAGATTCTCCGACCCCAGATGCATTAAGAGAAAAAATTCAAGAAATAGCTGGGCCTCTAATGAAAGCTCAAGAGGATCTCTATAAATTAAACACGTCTATTGAGCGTAGATTTATTCGAGAGCTGGTAGATAAAGAACCCTCTCAAATAGCTGATTTTGTACTGTCAGCTTCGCCTAAACAAATAGAAGACTTATTAGGTCAGATTTATAAATCTCCTGACTCTATTGTACGACTAGGAAACCTTAGACAACTGGTCGTTGAAAATATTCGTAAGTCTATGGGAGGATTACCTTTAGCTGAGCAAAATAAAGCATGGAGTAAGTTTTTAGATAAAAATGAAGAGCAGCTACAAGCTCTGTTTCCTGAAGCTGACTTTTTAAAATTAAAAGAATTTAAAAATGTACAAGAACAAGCATTAGCTGAAATTGCTCAAGTTACCGAATCTTTGACACAACTAGAGAAAGAACTAGGTAAGCCTCCAGCTGATTTCGTTAAAGATTTTCTACTTGCTGGTAAAAGTGCAAGACTTGCCGGAAAAGCAGATATGAGTCTTGCTGAGTTCAATAAAGTCTTACAAGAAACACCTGAGCTTCAACCTTATGTAACTGCGCTCGTAAGAGACTTTATGCGTGATAACTTTGAAAAACAACAGCTTGACGAGGGAGGACTTTTCCAAACAGATAACTTCGATGTTAGTGGTTTTATTAATTTTATAAACCAGGGTTTGAGAGCAGGACCACAAGGAACAGCTCGTTTAGGGTCATTGTTTAGCCAATTACTAGGTAAAGATGTTGGCAATCAATACGCTAAAGATTTAAGAGCTTTTGGAAAACTGCTTGACCGAGGTACTCGTCGCGGCCCGAAAAGCCCAGTTGCTCAAGGATCTGCCGCAACAGGTACTATTGAAGATTTTCTCGAAGAAACAAGTTTCGCGATTCGAATGTTCATTCCTCCTTTAACTCAAACAGGCAGAAGAGTAACAGCTTTTCTGATGGGTTATCGTGATAAAGCTAGAAGTGATCTGCTACAAATACTAGCTGATCCAACTAAATTAAATAAACTCTTGGAGGCTCGAGATCGCTCAATGGGTCGTCGTGAGTTTTTCAAGTTTCTTAGTGCTTTGGCTATTTCTCGAGGAGTCAACATAGGTTCTGAAGAAAGAGAAACTGCTGAACAAAGAGCATTAAAAGCTATTGAAGGCCCGACTACAGGAATCATGGACCTGTATTCGAGAGTCATGTCGATATAGGTGATTTATAAATGAGAATAGAAATTTTCGAAGCCCCGTTACCTGATTTTAATCAAACTGAAGAAATGCAAGACGGGGGCAGCGTTAAACCTCGCAAGATGTTTAGAGGAGGTATGGGGGGTTTTGAACTTCCTGAGAATTTACAAGAACTTATTGGTTATGCCCCAGATAAAAAAATTACCACGGAACAACCTCAAACTGCAGCTGAAGTCAGAGCAACAATACCGCCTAAACCTAAAAGAAGCGATCCTGAATATCAGTTTGGCGCATCCCAAGGCAAGAAAGGCATGGACGCTTTTAAACGTGATCTGTATAATTGGCAAGAACAATACGGAATGTTCCCTACTACAGAGGGGGCTGCAGAGTGGTTACAGGGAGATCAAGACCCTTATGTAAATGTTAACGATCCTAGAGAAGAACTACCCCCAGTAGCAGACGTAGAAGATCTTGGCCCAACACAAACTATTCAAGAAAGAATAGAAGAAGGATCTCTTACTGCAGAAGAAATCCAAGCAATGGTTGATTCAGAAGGTCTTACAAGAGACGATGTTCTTAATATTGTGAATACTGGGTTTCAATTTTCTGAAGAACAAATGGCTCAACTGTTTAGCCAAGGTGTATTAACCAGAGAAGAAATCGCAGCATTAGTTAACGAAGCAGTTGCCGCTGTTGAAACTGGGGAAACAGTAGCTGAAGAAGACGTTGCAGAAATAGCTGCTGCTTCAGGAATGACTGAAGAACAAATAAACGAGCTTATCTCTCAACAGATGAGCGGTCAAGATATGAGCCAGTTTGTAACTCAACCTCAGTTACAAGAACAAATTTCAGGATTAGAAGGTCTGTTTCAGAACTATTTAACCCCTGAGCAGCTACAAGGGTACTTAGACGAGCAAGGAGCTGGTTACGATCAAACGATTCAAGAACTTCAAGGTAAACTAGGCACCTTGGAACAACAATACCAAGACGTAACTTCTCAATACGAAGCAGACGCGGTACAAAATCAAATTGATCAAACTAAAGATGATCTAAATACTTATTTTGCTAGTGCGGCTCCTACTGGTCCACGAACAGGATCTACGTCACAGTTTAGCTCTGGAGCTTCGTTTCTTCCTGGAGGTAGTCCAATGGCTAATTTAATTCAGAGTCAAAGAGAAGGACAAGAACAAGATCCATTTAGCACTTACTTAAAAACATTTACCCCAAGTTATTCGGACTATAATGCACCGTTTACTGCAGAAGAGTACGGTAATCGAAACCAACCTCTTTTAGGAACTCAGTATTCTAATCCGTTTACTGGTGGATCTTCCTACACAGGAGCTAACGGTGGACAAGTTTCATCTAACGGGATTATGGATCTCACGAATTTCGATACGAATGTTCAACCTTTTCAAAACGCTTTTAGACCGAATAAACCAAGGACGTAATTATTATGATGCCTATTAACCCACAGCCAAACCGATTAGATCAACTCAGAGCTTCCACGGCCCCTATGCCTATGGGCGGCAACCCAACTCCCTTGAATGCTCCCCCCGTAGGCTCTATGCCTCCTCCCCCACCTGCAGGGGGAGGCGGTTCTCAAATGGCTTCACCTGCGCCCATGGATCCTGCACCAGCAGAGGACAACGCTCGTTTAGATGAGCTGTTAAACGCTGTTGCAGGCGAAGAAGGGATGATGCCTGAGGAAGCTATGATGGAAGAAGCTCCTATAGAAATAGCTAGTGGATTAGCCGATGCTGCAGTTAGTCTTGCAGGGTCTATCCCAGCTGCTAAAGCTGAATTAGAATCAGCGTTAGCTCAACTAGATGCAATGGAGATGGCAGAAGGACTAGCGTAACCAGTCCTGCCACTTATCATCTCCTAGAACTTCCTGAGCAAGATCTAGTTTATTTCTGAGGGCATCGACAATCTTTTCGTCTATCGTATCTTTTGCCACAAGATCAACGTAAGTTACTTTATTAGTCTGACCAATACGGTGCGCTCTATCTTCAGATTGTAAGCGTTTCTCTAAATCAAAATTGTTAGAGTAATAAATTACATTCTTAGCTTCGGTCAACGTAATCCCATACCCTCCTGTTTGTGTGTTTCCTACGAAAAACCGTAACGGGGATTCAGGGTCTTGAAAATCTCTAATAACACGCTCACGCTCATCAGGATGAGTATCTCCGAAATAAGAAGATACAGCCTGTGTTCCAAACACTTCGTGTAAGCTGTTTACTATTTCTATAATGTTTTGACGATAGTTCGCCCAGATTATCACCTTGCCTTGCATCTCTGATATCACTTCGAACATTGAGTCAATACGGTTACTGTCTATAGGGATGTCTTTGTCATCGTCACTTTTAACGTGGCCGCATACTATCTGATGAAGTCTTAATAACTGTGTGAGTATGTTAGTAACAGAAATCTGTTCCTGATCTTCTAGGATCGTAATTGCGTATTCTTTCAACTCGTTATAGAGCTTCTTCTGTTCAGATGTTAGTTCTACATCTCTACGCTGATAGACTTTATCAGGTAAGTCTAGGCAGTCTTTCTTCAATACTCTGAAAGAAAACTTATCAAGTTTCGTGGTTAGTTCATCTAGGTTTCTAAACCCTACAACCTGTTTCACTGTTCTTCCTCCGAAGTACCGATTAACAACCTCACCGTAATGATTCTGAAAAGAATAGAAAGAACTAAACCCTAGCAGATTTCTCTCTAAGGTCTCTGTCTGGCTATACAGGTCTAGTGGTGATTGAGTTATTGGAAACCCTGTTAGTATTCTTCTGAACTTAGCGTCTTTACTAAGTTTTATGATCGCCTTAGTTCTAGCGGCTTTCGGGTTCTTAATTGTCGTTGATTCATCAACCGCGAACATTGTTAAGTGACTGAAAATAAACTTCTCAGTGAACGTCACTCCTTTCTTTGAGCTAAACGCCTCTACGTTTATGACCAGGATCTTCAGCTTATCCATTACATCAAACAACGCGGTTAGATCTTCTTTCTCCTTCTTACGAGGATTAGGCGACCAAACGGCTATATGGTGCTCTATGTAGTCAGGAAGGTGTGTAGGTATCTCCCTAGAAGCCCAGTTCTTGTAGACTCCTTTAGGGGCTATAATAACAGCTGCGTTAATGGCTCCTTTACCGTAAAGTATGCCAATAGTATCAATTAAGACTTTCGACTTCCCCGTACCCATCTCCATGAACAGTGCATACTTCTCTTTTTTCCATGAGCGAAGCAACGCAGTGCGTTGATGTTCAAACGGTTCAGTCTTGAATTCGTATTTCAAGACTCTATTTCCTTTCTAAGTTCTAATAGAGATTATAGTAAATAATAATAAAAATAGAAAATTTATTTCTTGAGAAAAAGCCCCTTACTAATACAACTAATATATTCTATTACTTTCTTCTCTCTGTTTTTCCCTTACGTCTCAACTGTTTAGGACTGAATTATTACTTCTATTACTCTATTGCTCTTCTTTTACGAAATTTTTAAAAAAGTTTTTATTTTAAAATCAAGTAATACAATAAATACCGCTTTACTTTCCAGCGAGTCCTCTAGTAAAGTTTTTACTTATAAAGGAGAAATTAGAAATGACAGTGTATATTGTGCAAGAATCTCCTGGAAAAAACTTAGTCCCTGCTCAAAAGTACGGTGAACTAGAGTTACTACTTCCAGCGAGAACAAACCTGATGCTTTCTACAGGACCAGAGGTTTTAAAACTAAAGAGAAAGCTAAGTGATTTCAATGATGAAGATTACCTGTTACTGGTGGGAGACCCAGCAGCAATAGGTTTATGTTGTGCTATCGCAGCATCCGTAAACGGACGGTTTTCAGTTTTGAAGTGGGATAGACAGGAGATGGCGTACTATCCTGTTACATTCGATATAAGAAGAACTCCAACAGAATTAGGGGAAATATATGTCTGAGACAGAAGACGCAGGGTTGACTTTCGAGGAGTTGACTGGTGGAGAAACTACAGAAGAGTGGAGCGACACCACTACTGATAATGAATACTCTAAGATTTCTGCAACAGCGCAGAGACTACTCTATCAAGATAGACTGGTAGAAAGTTTAGAAGCTGACTTGAAAGCGGCTAAAGAACTAGCCAGAACAATACGGGAACAAGAGCTTCCTGAAGCAATGCAGTCTGCTAACTTGATGGAAATAAAATTAACAGACGGCTCTAAAATATCTATAGAGCAGTTCTATAAAGGTCACATCTCCGAAGCTAACAGAGATAAAGCACACGACTGGTTAATGAGCAACGGTCACGGTGGGATTATCAAACATGAAATCACTGTTAAGTTCGGTAAGGACGAAGACGAAAAGGCTTCGAACACATTAGAAAGATTAAAGCAGCAGGGACTAGACCCTGCGGTTAAGCAAGGAGTTCATTCACAGACGTTAAATGCGTTTGTGAAGGAGCAGCTCACGGGTGGGAAGGATATTCCTGCTGATTTATTCGGGATATACGTGGGATCCCGCGCCAAAATAAAGTAGAGGAAAAACTATGGCTAGTAAGAAAGTAGCAGAGCAGCAAGCCTCTGACCTCATACCTTTCGATGACGATTTGTTATCTGCAGGTACAGGGCTAGAGGACGCGGAGGCTTCAGATTATGCAATTCCGTTTCTACGGATTCTGCAATCAATGTCGCCTCAATTAAAAAAGAGTGACGGTAAATACATCGCTGAGGCAGAAGAAGGTAACTTCTTCAATACGGTTACTGAGGCGGTGTACGACGGGTCAGACGGAGTATTGATTATTCCATGCGCCTATAAAAAGAAGTATATAGAGTGGGTGACTCGGGAAAACGGTGGTGGTTTCGTAAGTGACCAGCATTCTGTACAGACATTAGCATCTTGTAAAAAAGATGACAGTGGACGATACATTATGCATAATGGTAATCAACTTGCTGAAACGGCAGAGTATTACTGTATTTTTGCGCAAGATGAAAATGCCCCTGAGCAAGTTCTATTGAGCTTGACTTCTTCACAGCTAGGCTTTTCGAGACGTTGGAATACAATGTTGAACAACGCTCGAGTGTTAAATAAGGCAGGAGAAGCTGTACCAGCTCCCATGTTTGCACATACATATCGACTAACTACAATTCCGCAATCTAATGATCAGTATAGTTGGATGGGACTTTCTGTTGAAAAAGAAGGGCCAACTTCATTGCCATTAGCAACAGCGGCATTAGAGTTTATGAAGGCGGCTAGACAAGGCACTGTTCGAGTACAACAAGAACAAGAATCAGTGGTAACAACTACGGAGGAAGAGAACGAGGACGACGTTCCATTTTAGTGTTAAGGGTGAGCAATGTCATTACAGGAAGAGTTTGCCCACCGTTTTGCGGGGTTAAGGCACGGTCATAGTGTCTTTACCCCGACAAAAGAAACACGGGAAGATGGGAAAGCAAAGGGTAAGTATGTAACTATATCTAAAACTCTGAGCCAAAAAGAACTTGAGGATATTTGGTTACAACACCTAAAAGGTGAAAGAGGTCTCGGTATAGTACCGATTGACGAAGACAACAACTGCATTTGGGGATCTATTGATATCGATGAGTTTTCAGTAGATCTGAAGGGTTTAGCTAAGAAGCTAAAGAAATTTAAATTACCTTTGGTCGTATGTCGATCAAAGAGTGGAGGGGCGCATTTATTTCTATTTGTGTTTGACCCCGTCCCTGCATCTACGATGCAACGAAAACTTAGACAAGTAGCGTCTGCTATTGGGTTTGGCCAGTCTGAGATATTTCCTAAACAAACTAAGCTCTTATTAGAGCGAGGGGATAGAGGAAGTTCTCTGAATATGCCTTATTTTGGCGGGGAGAACTCTACTGGTTACGGCTTCGGCCCGACTGGTAAAGTTCTCAGTCCGAAAGAATTCCTAGAGTATGTAGAGACACTCGTTCTAACTGAAGAAGAGTTAGAAAAACTAGAAGTGACTCCTATACTAGAAGACGCTGAGTGGTTAGATCAAGCTCCTCCTTGTTTAGAGCATCTTATAGCTCAGGGGTTTCCGAAAGGAATGCGAAACTCAGGACTGTTTAATGTAGGAGTTTTTCTACGAAAGAAGTTCCCAGATGATTGGGAGAGTCGAGTAGAGCAGGCTAACCATAAGCACTTCTCTCCTCCTTTGAGTGCGCAAGAAGTATTGACGGTTACGAAACAGGTTCAGAAGAAAGATTATTTCTATAAGTGTAACGATCAGCCGATAGCGGGACACTGTAACAGTCCTCTATGTAGAACTCGTAAATTTGGTATAGGGGCTTCGGGCGGCACTCCTTTGTTCAGTAATCTAACTAAACAGAATAGTGATCCACCGATCTGGTTCTTAGATGTAGAAGGTGGACGACTAGAGTTAGAAACTGAAGAACTCCTGAACCAGAATAGGTTTCAGAGAAAGTGTATGGACAGCCTCAATATTATTCCTCAGAAGGTAAGGGATAATGTCTGGCGTCAAATTATACAACAGCTCCTGGATACTTTGACTATCATCGAAGTTCCTAAAGACGCATCAACTGAGGGGCATTTCAACGAATTATTAGAGACGTTTTGTACTGAACGTCCTGCTAGAGAACGTGACGAGTTACTATTAGGAAAGCCGTGGTCAGATAAAGATAGAACATATTTTAGACTAGGCGATCTGATGGACTACTTACACCGCAAAAACTTCAGAGACTACCCTAGAAATAAACTTACAGCTAAGTTGAGGAATATGGGAGGAGATTCTTATTTCTTCAATATAAAAGGGAAAGGTGCGAATGTGTGGCATATACCACAGTTTGAAGCTCAGACAGAATCACACGACTTACCTGATTTCGACGACAGCGTACTGTAGATGCTAACACAACGGGCACAAATAATACTTGGCCCTCCTGGAACTGGTAAAACAAGCACCTTGTTAGGGTTACTCGAAGAGGAACTCGATAAAGGAACAGATCCTGAAGACATAGGGTTCTTCACGTTTACGAAACAAGCAGTGCAGGAAGGAAAGAGCAGAGCGATGTCGAAGTTCTCTGTGACTAATAACCAACTGCGGTATTTTAGAACCCTCCACTCGTTATGTTTTTATCAGCTGAGTCTATCTAAGGGTAGTGTTATGTCTTCTTCGGATATATACGACTTAAATGAAAAGCTGAACCTCAGATTGAAAGGAGCAGTAAACACCGAAGAGGGACACATCTCTGGTATCTCTAAAGATGATCGACTCTTGTTTATAGAAAACCTCTCTAGGATGCGACAGGTCAGTTTAGAAACACAATGGCACGATTCTGATGATGCTGTAGGCTGGTTCGAGTTAGAGAGATTTGCCAACGGACTAAAGCTGTTTAAACAAGATCGACTGTTGATCGACTACACTGATATGCTGCAACTGTTCCTTGACCGAGGAAAGGCTCCGAAGCTAGACGTAATGTTTGTCGATGAAGCTCAAGACCTTTCTCCTCTTCAATGGGCCGTGGTCAGGAAGTTGTGTGACTCAGCTGATCGTATCTATATCGCAGGCGACGATGATCAAGCTATCTATCGTTGGGCTGGTGCAGATGTTGATTACCTCATTCGTAACTCTAAGAACGCGATGGTTCTCAAACAGTCCTATAGAATCCCTAAATCTATCCATACCCTTGCCGAGCGTTGTATCGGACAAGTCGGTTCGCGGGTACATAAAGTGTGGAACCCTAGAAAAGAAGAAGGACACGTTTCGTGGGAACCATCTTATGAAACTATAGACATGGAACACGGTGAGTGGTTAGTATTAGCAAGGACGAATTACCTACTTAATAACATCGAACAACACTGTAGGTCTGAAGGTTGGTTCTATAAAAGCAAAAATAAGCCAAGCGTTTCGGAAAGAAAGATCATGGCAGTGCGATCTTGGGAGAGTTTTAGAAAAGGAGAGGGAATGCCTTTTGTAGATTTCACCAAAGTGCTTAATTATTTAAAGATTCGTCTACCTAACTCCCTCGAGAATTTCGACTTTGATACTTATATCACACACGAAATAGCCTCAAAACACATTCCTAACCTTCCTAACGAATATTGGTACGATGTATTCACAGCAATCTCAGCAGATGAGCGCAGCTACATACGAGCCATGCTTAGGCGGGGTGAAAAGATCACAAAAGAACCACGGATACGTTTATCAACCATTCACGCAGCCAAAGGAGGTGAAGCAGATAATGTAATTTTACTAACAGACATATCAAGTCGCGTGTACAAATCTTTCCAGGACAATCCTGACGATGAGTCGCGTGTGTTTTATGTAGGGCTTACTAGAGCAAAAGAAAATCTTTATTTAATTGAGCCGCAGACGCAAAAGTATTTTCCGCTTTAGTGCTTTACTTTCTAAGGGTCTTTAAGTAAACTAATAAATAAGAAAGGAGAAATAAATGAATATATTTGTTACTGACCCAGATCCAGTAATAAGTGCACAGACGTTGTGTGATAAACACGTTGTCAAGATGATTCTTGAATCAGCGCAGATGTTATCAACAGCGTGGCGCGAATACTCGTCAGAATATGCAGACGAACACGAACTATATAAAACTGCACATCTTAATCACCCCTGTAGTATTTGGGTTCGACTAGCTCGAGAGAACTACAGATGGCTGTATAAACACTTTATTGCTTTGTGCGAAGAATACACACACCGTTACGGGAAAAGCCATGCTTCTGCTAGACTTAAAGGGCCGCTAATGTGGGCTCCTTTCAAGCCTCGTTCTGTTCTAGCTACGATAGAGCAACCTTACGGTTTTGTACTAGCAATGCCAGATGAATATAAATCAGACGATGTGTTTGACTCTTATCAAAATTATCTAATGAACGAAAAACAACATTTTGCTAAATGGGAAAAAGACCCTAGCCGCAAACCAACATGGTGGAGAACATAATGGCTTCTATTAGAAAGAAACTCGAAGAAAATGTAAACAATAGTAAAAACACTCGCATGGATATTGCTAGTGGAAATATGCTAGGGAACTGGCGACCCGACGAAATCACTCATATGACTCGTTACGATAAGATCTCCTCGCTCTGTATTGAAGAAGCAAAAAAATTAGGGAGACCTATCGACGTGCTAGAGGCAGGGTGTGGAGAAATATGGGTTCTTAGAAATCTGTACAAAGCCTACACCGTTAAGAAGTCTGACGTGATTGCATCTTATCGAGGTGTTGATATAGACCCCGCTTGCCTTAACGAGAAACAAGGGTACTCCAGCCCTACAGGACTAGTTGAAGATTCTACTTGGTTTAAGAACTTTAACGGACAGATTGACATTCAAGACCTCACCGTTAATCCTGTGTTCGACTTACCCGATAACTCTATTGATTTCTTCTGGACTACAGAGGTTATTGAGCACATGAACCGTGAGTTTATACAAGCATGGCTTGATGACGCTAACCGTGTTTTGAGACCAGGAGGATTAATTTACGTTTCTACACCTAACCACGACGGTTCCAACGATAAGTTGCCTGAAGACCACATATACGAGTGGGGGTTTGAAGAACTCAAGAAAGAGTTGACTCGATATACTCGAGGATGGTTTTTACAATCTGTAGTTGGTACGTTTGCTCAGATGCCTAAACTAAAAGCAGCTATGAGTAAAGATAATGAGGACGCTGAGTGGCGGTTGTGGCCCGACCAGTTCGAGCTTCTACAAGAACGCTACGGTAAACAGTTTCTTAGAGTAGTTGCCGCGACTTTCTTCCCAGAAGTGTCTAACAACTGTGCATGGATATTAAGAAAGAAACCATGAGTAATACGCCTTTTATCTCAGAAGAGCTTGTTCTCTATCTGTATTGGATAGAAGAACGAGAGCGGATTAGAAGAAAGAAAGAAGACGCTAACGCTGACCCGCCTTGGACTGAAGATGAGATTTTTAAGAAGTTCAAGTTCTGCCAAGTTTTTCGAGAAGACGATAGAACGACTCGTTGGTTCGCTGCTCATATACGCAGACCATTATCTGCCGAACCTGAAGTAGCGATGGCAACGATCATCTTTAGATTTTTCAACTTGATTGAGACAGGAAGAACGCTGTTAGACCACAATCTACATCTCGAGTGGGAT